GCAGTGGAACAAAGTTCTACTCCATCACCACCAGTAAATGATGGGTTAAATGCGTTATTAAGAACATTAGCAGCTTTTACTTGCTTTGTATTAGACATACTTCTTGCCAAAGCTCTTGTATATCTTGCAGCTAATCTATCATATAGATTATCTTCAATTGCTTCTTCTGTTATAGCGAAAGCCATAGCTACAGTTTCGTGAGTATATCTTGCAGTAAATGACTCATTTGCGTCATCAAATTGTACTGCTTGACCCTCAGGTTTTACTGGAGCTGAGCCAAATCCACTTAACATTACTTCTTCTTCAAAAGCTCTGTCAGATGCCTCTGCTGTAAAAATTTCTGCGTGTTCATTTTCATACCTGTTATATTCCAGACCGAAAAGTGCGTTCAAGCCTGGTTCTAACTCTTTTACTAATTGTGCTCTAGATATTGCCATAAATTAATCTCCTATATACCAGTTGACAGCGAAGTTGTTTCAGAATCGAATCTTGAAGCATTCGCATTAAAGTGAGCATTAATTCTGACAATAAAAGGTATACCAGCAGCAGTAAAATCAGAGTTATCAGGATCATCTTGTATTCCAACAATTCTTAAACCTAAAGTTGCTGTAGTTGCTATACCACTTGTATCTAAAACAGCAGTAGATATACCAGTAGTGTTATTACCAGCGTTACCATTTGCCATAGGAGCATTTGAAAAAATACCTGCTCTTATTTCTGATTCAGTATCAAAACTGCTTCCACCAGCATCGCCAGCGATAACAAATAGTTGATTAGGATCGTCATAAACGAATGCCTTAACAGGATGGTTACTATCTGCATCAGCAGAAGAACCTTTCCATTGATTAGAGAATACTACTTCTCCTGTACTAGCTGAAACGTACTCACACCCATAGAAAACTCCCAAATACGCCACACTTCCCCCAGCAGCAGCACCGACTATATCGATGACCCCTGCAGCTAATGGAATAACAGGCGACCCTTGGTAAATTCTATTGGAGTTATCAGAGGCTATTCTGTATTCAGTAGTACCTGTACTATTATAGTTTGCACCTAACTTTGAAAGAGGTCTCAAACCAAAAGCCACATTTACATTAGCCATATTTTATTTCCTTCATAAAAAATTAATAATTAACTCCCTTTACGAGAGCCTCCAAAACTTACCCTTGTTTGTCTGTCAATATTGACAGGCATCTCGGGACGTTGTTCCCTTAAAATATCGTTATCAACGGATTTTACTTGATCTGCTGTAATATCTTTAAAATATTTTTTGCGCTGCTCGACTATTTCTTCAGGTATCCTTGCCAACACAAGGCCACCAACCCCGATTAACCCCTGATATTGTCCTTCTTGCACAACTGGATAATCGTGATCGCCAAGTTGGTTTTTTATTTCTTCAGCTCTTACGAACGCCCAACCTTCTCTTAGTTTTTTAGATACATTACCTGTATCCATAAAACCAATGCTCTCTGTTCTTATCCAACGATGTTTGAAGCCTTTTGGTGCAGGGGGTGCATCCAGACTTGATGGAGGAGTCCAAGGTTTAAGTCTATCTTTTCTTTCACTTGAACTGCGTGAGGTTCTATTTATTTTATCATTCATATTTTACTCCTTCACGTATTTAGCATATTCTTCTACTGGCACTCCTAAACTCTTAGCTATCGCTACCTGTGAACGAGTGAGTTTCACAGTTCTGCGTCCTTGCTGTTTACGCCCTGCTGAGGCAACAGTTTGGACTGGTCGTTCCTTTACAAACTTATTTGGGAAATAATCCCTCATTTGTTTATCTACTTCAGCATAATACTCTTCGCTTTCTGCGTCAAACCCCTTTTGAATTAAATCTTCGTGTATACCAAAAGCTGCATTTGTCATTGCTTTGTCTTTACCAAACCAATTATTTTCTTCAGCCCACTCTTGAGCTCTTGGGCTTGGCTCTGGTTGCACAGGTTGCTGAGTTTGTTGTTCTGCTTCTTGTTTTTCTTGTTGTTTAATACTATCTAATTCTTGTTTTTTATATTTTGCTCTTTCTTTTTCAACAGCAAGTCTTGTAAGATTTTGATTAGCGTCCATCATTTTATCATAATCTTGTGCTTCCATAGCGTTACGAAGCTGTGTCTTAACTTTATCTGTTTCTACATCAACTCTGTTTTCATACTCTTTTACATAAGCATCATCAGTTTGATGAAGAGTGCTTTCAACTTTTTGATATTTAGCTTGTAAACCTTTTGCATAATCAAGAGCTGCTTTTTCTCTTCTTTCAGCTTCACGCATTTTTCTTGTAAGCTGATTTATTCTTTTTTGTACTGAGTCAGAATGTTCTTGTAAATTATCCTCTTTTACTTCTTTTACAGTAGCCTTTTCTTCTTTTGCATCTGAATGACCAGTATAACCTAAATCAACCGACTCAAGCTTAGCGTCCTCTGTATTATCTTTTACATTATCTTTTACTTGTATCTCTTGTTCTTCGTAATTATCTGTATCTAATTCTATTTCTTGTTGTTGTGCCATACTATCTCCTAAAATAGTGCGAGGATGTCCTCGGGTTTTTTAATTGTACCAATAATCTCATCATCGTTTAAAATTCTGTGTTCGCCATAATTTGTTTTAAATCTGGCTCCAGCATATCTGCCGTAAATTACAAATTGACCCTCTTTACACCAAGGTCCTGCAGGAAATTTTTCTTTGTCTTTATAACAAAGTTCTCCCATTTTAACAACTAAGCCAACTACAGTAGTGACTTCTTTTGTTTCTTGTGTTTTGTCAGTAAGTATTATACCACCTTTTGTTTTAGCTTTACCTGTCCAAGGTCTAACTAATAATCTGTACCCTACTGGGTCTGGTATGGTATCTAAATATGTTTTTGTTTCTTCTGGGCCTTTGGGTATCTTAATTTCGTCTTTTAACTTTAGCATCGTCATAAATCATGTTCCTTTTTTAGCAGGTCGTTTAAATCCTGAAGCAACGCTTCTAATGCGTTGATCTTACCTCTAGCATATTGTAAGTTTTCTATTGTGTCTACACCATAAATAACATCTTCTTTATATTTTTCTAAACTTTTTTTAATTATTGACCTTATATCTTGTATTGTATCTATATCTTGCATATTAAATTATGTTAAAATTTCTAAATATCCATCTCCATAATGCAGAACGTATAACAGATACTACAGTAAATATCAAAGCAATTCCTAAACTGTCAACAATAGAAGGATACAATCCGAACAGAGGAAAAATTAAAACTTGAATTAAAATGGCTAATAAAAAACCACTTCCCACATCTATTAAGCTGTGCGTAAAATCTTTTTTCATTATGTATGAACTCTTAAATGATGTTTAGGACCGAGTTTTTTTCTGTGTCTTAAAGGAGACTCTTTGTATCGTCTTTTAATATGTTTTGTTTCTAATTTCACAAATACTTTGGATTTTTTTGCCATTACTTCTTCATATTCTCTCTAGCGATACCTTTTGACTTTTCGAAGGATCTCATGGCTCCAAGTCCTAAGAGGCTCATAACTAAAGTGACGAGCCCCTCCATTTCTAGGTTTAACGGGACGAAATCAGGATTAAATAAAACAGCAACATAAGTCACTATCGGCTGTATAAAAAACTGCCATAACAGCCCCAAGCAACAAACCCACATTATTGCTGGGCGTGCTCCGCTAACAAATATACTAGGATGTTTAGCTTGTTCTTTATTTATATCTATTTGACCTTTTGCTAATTCGTGAGCATGTTCCTCTGCCATACTTGCAAGCTTTGAGGCTAATTCAGCTTTTTTAGCTTTGTTGTCAATATACTTGCCTACTAATTTAGTTGCTGGACCTATTAAACTTAACAATGCCATCACTTAACTCCTATAAATTTTTTACCCTTTACTTGTATATCTTTAATACCTTTTATATCACTCATACCTACACCATTTTCCCTATGAGGACAACCTGGTTTTTTTATCATAACCATAACACCAATGTTAAAACCTATGCCTTGAGGGGTAGGTCCTCTCATTGGCGGAGCTCCGGTGGTAAGTTTTTTACTGGACATTTCTTTGATCCTTATCCATATCAGCCATTATTTTTATTTCTTGTAAATTAAGTTTTTCATCTGCTACTCTAATTCTTTCTTTACTTGCTTCTTCTGCATCTTCTCTTTTCATTTTTTCTAAGTCTATTTTTTCTGCAAACTCTTGTGATTTTCTATTTTCTTCTTGCATATTTTCGTTTGCTCTTCTTTGTATGTCCATAGCTCTTAAATCAAGCTCTTTTTGTTTTAGTGCTACAAGTGGATCTTGTTGTTGTCCACCTTCTTGTTGTAAATATTCTGCAGTAAGTCCTGCTATTTGTTCTGCTATCATATTTTCTGTTTCAGCTAAATAAGATTGAGGATCTATCTGCTCTAGTTGTACTAAATCAGGTCTGTTTTGTTTAACTTCTAAAAATACTTGTGCTCTAGCTTTCATAGAAATGTGTTCTTGTATGTGAGCACTTAATAAAGCTTGAACCATAGGGTTTACTTGCACCATTCTTGTCTTCATAAAAGCTAAATGTGCAGCAATATGTGCGTCATGGTTCTGAAAGTAAAAAGCTACTGGAACTGCTGTACGTAAAGCACCAGCATTTTCTGCTCCAGGGTCTTGAGGTGTTGGTTTTGGCTCTGGTTTTAGTATTTTATCAATATTTTTTGTTCCCATTGCCTCATAAACTCTTCTATAAGCCTCTCTTAGGTTGTGCAGCTCAGGATTTGACTGTGCAACTTGTAATTGTTGACTCGCAAGTGTAATTCTTTGCGATAAACTAAAAATATTTGGGTCTGCGACTGGAATTATGTCTACTTCGGGACCAAAATCCATCTGTTTTATGTTTTGATTACCGCCAGCTACTGCATAAGGGTAACTTGGAGGCAAATAAGTGCCAAAAACAGACGCTAAAAGTCTAAATTCTATACGCATTGCATAGTAACAACGCTTATGTATGGCTGACATCACTCTAGAACCACGTTCAAGAAGAGCTAAAGTAGTTCCTACTGCTCTATTTTGTTTATCTTCACCAGTTTGCATGTCCATAACACCAGCAAATTTTTGTCCAGCTTGTACCACAAAGCCTAAAAGTTGCATTAATGTTTGACTAGGCTCCTTAAATGGTAACATCATAAACTGATCTTTAATATTTCCACCTGGTGCATCTACATCTCTAAACTCTCCAGGTTGAAAGGCTTGATCATCATCCCTAATTCTTAATCCTCTTGACTTAAAACCAGCTGGTAAGTTTGATAATGTACCTGCATCAAGTAATTGTCTTAGTGCAGCAGTTGCTGTTCTTGATAAACCACCAATCATATGTATTAAACCAAACCCATAAAATCCCAAACCAGGTAAAAATTTATAATGCACAAAATATTCTGTTCTGTTCATTTTAGGATCGTTTGCTAAGTAGTTACGATATATAGAAAGTATTTCTTGTGATCCCTCATCTATAGTTACGATGTAAGGTACTTTAATATTTTTTTCATCGGAGGTGTTTTCGTAATCTTCAATATCTAAATCTACGTGCATCTCTAAAATGTTATACTGATAGTCTTTTGTGTCTCCATCATCAACACCTTCCATTTGATTATATTTATCTTGAATATCATCATCTTTATTAGCAGAAGGACTTACATCAACATCTCTATAAAAACCTGCTCTTTGTTTTTTAATAATTTCATTCTCACTCATCTTTACTACATGAGTAATTCTTTCACATTCTTTTAAATCTGTTGCATAGTATGGAACAACTAAATCTTCTGCAGGTACAAACTTAGCTACTGCTCTGTCTAATACCTGATCATAATATATTTTTTTGAAAGCTGAACCTGCTAAGGGTAGATAGAATAGTAATTGATCAAAGTCTGTAGTGTATTCCTCC